CACCACTACCACAATAAACAATTCGTGGTTTACTTTTATATTTTTGATAATTTTCTTTAATTTGATTTAAATCATAATATCTATCCATCCAAAATTTTGGAATAAAATTAGGTATAACTGTAACATTTTCGTTACCAGTTTTGTATATATAATACTCCTTCATAAATTGATTCGTAACTGTAATTTCGTCACAAATCTGCATAATTTCCATGCTTGTTTGTCTGATACTAGGATCCTCAAATGCAAATCTAAACTTATTATAATGAGGAATATCTTCCTTGAAAATAAGATCGTCTATTTCGTAAATGACTCTAAATCCACACTCACCTTGTATTTGTTTAAGCCATTTAATATAGTTTAATTGAGACTCGGTTGCTTGTCGTTGTATTCGAATAGCTTTAAGTCCTTTATAGAAGTTTTTATCTCCTATCATTACTGTTCCACCTTGTATATTAGCTTTACCGTAACAGTTAAGTAGAAGCTCGGGCCATATCATTCTCCAATGACCACAACCAGAATAATCAGCATAAAAATTTACTCCTCGTGGAAGGTCAGGGGCAGTGTGAGTAGTTGATTTTGCAGTTACTTTTGGTTTACGAATTTGATGTACACTACCCGGCGCGAGCGGATTGTTGATGATTGGAGGACTAAATGGTAGCCGTTGTGTCGTTGAATGAAACGGAGTAATCATTATATAAATTTATCCCGTTTCGTTAAGTAAATCCACTCGATTGGTGATACCGTTCTTTTTCTCTAACACTACAACGTCACCAGTTGCCGCTTTAACGGATTCCTTCCGGTGTGATATAATATAGATACTCTCGCTATATGTCTCAATACGTTCTTTTATAATATTAAGTACAAGCTCTACACCCTTTTCATCTAATGAACTATCCAGTAACTCATCAAACATAACTAGGTTGTATGCAATATCTCCCTGTAACCTTCTCATGTCCATGAATGTAAACAATATTGCTAGGTCAATATTTTTTCTCTCTGCACCAGAAAAATTAAAATAAGAACAATCTTCACCTTTTTCGTTTACGATTTCTTCTTCAAAATATTCATTGAACCTACATATACAATTCGCGTCCATCTTTTGAAGATAATACAACAATCTATTGTTTAGTACATCTAATATTTTCTTTACAATAAAAGACTTAACACCTTCTTCTGATAGAATATATTTTACAACTTCAAGTGTCGATAGACCCTTATATACTGTATTAGAATCATCTTCAAGTTGTTTAACTTCAGCTAAACTGTTATTAATTTTATTATCTAAATCTTGTATCTCTACACTTGTCTCACGATCTTGTAACTCACTTAAGTCTTTATTATTTTTTTCTAAATCGCTATTTAAATTCTTAATATATGCTTTGGCTAGCTTATTATTATTGTTTACGGTTTTAATATTAGAGATGTACTGATTAATTTGATTTTGTGCATCTATATTATTCTGCTTTAGATCTTTAATACTAATAATTTGTTGATCCAGACTTACTATATCATCCTCACAGTTTTTTATATCCTTAAGAATACTATTTTTTTCTTTTTGAATATGGTCTCTGTCGTTGTTAGTAATTTGATGTAAACACGTAGGACAAACGTCATCTGCCGTACCAATATTATTAAGTTTTTTATTATGAAAATCTATTTCAGTTTCATGTCTCGTAATTTTTGTTTTTACATTAGATAGTTGTGTAGATATATCGGAAATTTTTTCATTAATACGTTTGAGTTTATCTTTACTCTTTTCAAACAACTCTTTATTAATGCTTTTAATTTTAGATTTATTTTCTTCTATTTCAGATTGAATTGTTTCAACTCTCTCTAATATTTTCTTTTTTTGTTCATTGACGCTACTAATTATGTTTTCTTTTTGATCAGTTAATAGTTTACAGATATTATTTGCATGATCAAAATCTTTAGTAATGTGTTCGTATTTCTTTTGTACCTCGTTATACTCCGATCGTGCGGCAAGTAACATTTCAGAAAATATCTCTAAGTTAAGTATTCCCTCTATGAACTTTCTCTTTTCTACTTTACGTTGAGCCATAAAAGGTAGAGTAGTATTGAGAGACATTATAACACAATTCTGAAAAACCTCAGGAGAGCTGTTAAGAACGTTTTTTATTCTTTTATTTGTGTTTGGAATAGTACTCTCTGTGAGATCAACATCATCAACATATAGATAACATTTTGTTGGCTTTAACTTACGAACAATTCTATAATTTTTAGTCTTATTATTTTCGTTAATACAGAATTTTAATTCTACATATGTATTCTTTTTATTAATAGAATTAACTATAAATTCCTTTGACAATTCGCGAATAGTTTCACCGAAAATCGCAAAGTGTATCGCATCTGCGATTGTAGATTTTCCAACTCCGTTTCTTCTGTCTTCTTTATCTTTATTAACACCAGTAATTACGTTAAGACCTTGTTTAAAAGATATTTCAACTGGATCCTGTCCGATGGACAGAAAGTTCCGAATCTTCACTGAACTAAAATCTACGTACTTCATGAAAACTTATTATACAAGTGTACTGTTTTGGTAATTACTTCAACTTTATCTTCTACATCAAGAGATTCAATATATTCTATGATGCATTGTTTAATATTCAAGTCTCCAAATTCATTAGTTAGGTTGACGTTGTCTCCTATGCTAAATTTATGTAAATAATCTGTAGTAAACGAAAAAGGTGCTTCAAAATTTATCGATGCGATAATCTTATCTAATAAATTAGATTTTACATCTTTATCTATTACAACTTTTATTGCAAGGTTAGACCAACCCTTTTTCTTTGCAATACTTTTAAGTGTATCTAGATTGGATAGGTTTACCTTTACATGAGTTGGAGAAATAGTGTTTTTATAAAATTTATATTCTATTTCTTCGGGAGCTAAATCTATTATATAATATCCTTTTGAATCTCCAATATCATTAAAGTCCATTTCAAATGGATTACCTGTATATACAATTTCACCGTTATCATACTTGCGATGTTGTCTTTTATGAAAATGTCCTGAAAAAATTAGCTTAGATTTGTTTAATACATCGGCAGACTCCATACCATTCTCACAAATCTTAAAAGAATTAAAGCTAAAGTTTTGTAATTCGAAGTGACCGACTATTAAATCACAGTCATCTGGAATATCTTTTGTTTCCGTACCCCACGGACAGAAACCGATGCGCTTATTTGATATTACCTCAACACAAGGTTTATCGAAGACTGTTATATTAGATCTATTGTTTAATATTGATAAAGAATGAACACTAGAGTTATCTTTGTAATATGCATCATGATTTCCTGGGATCATTAATATTTCAAAATCATTAAACAGATCTAGTAGTGTATTTGCAAAAAATAATGTTTTAACATTTATTTCGTCTCTGTAGTGAAATAAATCACCGCCAAAAATTATCTTTTTGATTTTTTTACGTTTAAGTTCTTTTGTATACCACTTTGCCCACTTATAAGTTACATCATGCCATTTTTCGCTGTTTTGATGTAAGCCTAAGTGTAAGTCAGTGAAGAAACTAACTTTATCTGTTGAGTCTAAAGGCATTTACGTGTACAACTCTTTATCGTAATCTTTTTGTGGAGCATTCCTTGATGTTGGTTCGTTTATATCCAAGTCACTATATAATTGCTCTTGATATGCTGTAATAGTTTCTCTGTACTTTTTTTCTTTTTTAATTCTATTGATAAACGCATGATAAGCAATTGTAGTAAAGTACGAGAAAGGATTAGATGTAGACTCAAGATTAAACTTTTTATTTTTAACAGCAGCAATCATTTTAACTATTGCGTCACCAATCATCTCATCCTTATAACTATAGTTTATAAAATTCGGAGAATAGCTCAAACCAACAGCAATCTTACTGGTAGATTCTGCTAGCTCTTCAACTAAGTCATCTGATTCATAATACTCTTTTAATAGTTGTAAAAATCTCTTTGGATTAACATAGTAAGTTTTTTTATTTGGTTTTTTACTTCTCGGTTTCATAAAATTGTTTAAACGTATAACCTATGTGCTCTGTATCATATAAAGTTAATCGTTGCTCGACATGACGTTGACCATATCGTAAATTATCAGCAATATCGAAGATTATAAGCTCTTCTTTATCAATATGCAAGCGCAGTCCTCTACCTATACTTTGAACTATTTTTATCTTAGCTTTTCCACCTCCAGCAAATATAATATAATGTAAGTTTTTAATGTTAATACCTGTAGAGAAGATTTTTGAAATTGCTATTACGATTACGTTTTTTTGAGACTCCATATAGTCTTGTATAATCTTACGTTGTTCTGTATCAACACTACCTTGTATAAAGTATACATCTTTGTCTTCACATATAGTTTGCAGCGTTTCTAATAAACGCTCTCCATGTTCTATATAATCCACCAATATCAATGCATTATTAGTTAATTTACCGCAGAGCTTAGCTATCAATGTGTTTCTATAAGAGCTGTTTCGTATAAATTCATTTTCTTGCGTATAGTACGCATTACTATTAGTTCCGTGATATATTTCTGCTGTAGGTGTATTATAGTTTAGTTCTAATACATGAACTTTAGCTGGTGCAACATGATTGTCAACTCTCAATTCATGAGCCATTTTCTCATATAATTGAGGACCTATTTTACCAAAAATATTCCATTTATCTAAATTATCTGGAGGTAATGTACCAGTGAATCCAAATCGAATATGTGTCTTAACTGCTTTGAAGAGTTTGTTTACTTTATTACCTCTCCTTACTTTATGAACTTCATCTACAATTAACACATCAATATGCTCGATCCAAGATATGTCTTGCTTAGAGCTTTGTAGTATACCTAAATTCGCGACTATAACATTTGTAGATAAATCTAATTTATCTTTACCTGTCCATTTTGATGTAGAGAATGATGTATTATATTCTTCAAAATCATTTTTTGTTTGATTTGCAAGACCTAAGTCTGGTACAATAACTAAGCATCTGAAGTTCTTACTATAATTTTTATAATAAAACTCCAACAAGCTCGCCATTGTAAGCGTTTTACCTCCTGCAGTAGCTAATATAACAGTACCTCTCCCATAACCAATACATTTGTCAACTATATCTTGTTGATAATCTCTTAATTGTAAATTTAAATCGTATGGTGTAACGTTATTTTTAGTTAAAGAAGGATATAAGATATTTTTAATCTTATCTTCAATTGTAAATTGGATATCTTTTGATTCACAGAATTGAATTATTTCTTCTAGTAGACCAATTTCAACTTTTCCTTGATTGGTTATAACGTATGTTCGTGGAGGTACAAATCTCCCAAAGCGCCGTTGAAAGTGAACAGCTTCATTTTTTACACTAAAATGTTCTCTTATAATATTGAGTTCAGGACCATCTATTATAATATGAGAAGTTGAGTGGTATTCAAGAGCAATCATTGAGTTTCTAGCTTCATAAGTTCTACTAAGTTCTTAACATCATTAGTAGCGAAGCTTATATTTTTATATATATTTTCTAGATAATCAATGATGAGTTGTTCGTTTTTTATTTTTACGTCTAAAGCTCTAATTTCTTTTTTATTGCGTACTGCTCTTTCTGCAATAGATCTACTAACTCTAACGGGTTCTGTATTTTGAAATTCTGTAACTTTATCTTCTAATGCAGATTCTTTTTTAAATTTAAGATTATTTAAATTTATCTTATGATTAATAAGCCTAGCTGACCATTTATGCTTATTGTTTACTAGTCTTTCTTGAGTGTTAATAACCTCTAACCGATCTAAATCGGTATCTAGATTCGCCTCCTCGAGGTATTGATTAATAATATCACCAACATCCATTTATTTATTATAGTACATTTGTGCATAAATCAACTAAATAATTAAAATGCGATTATTCGATGAAGCAGTAGCTCAGTATATAGCAGATAATACAATGGCTTCAGTCGGTATGGCTATGGGAGGTGGCCAAGGTGGAGGAGAATACGCAGATGGTGATACATATGCACCTGAGGATTGTAGATTACCTAAAGTATTAGGAGTTACTATAAAACGCAAAGGTAAAGTTAAAAAGAAGAAAAAAAAGAGTAAAAAAAAACTAAACGAAAGTAAATCAATATATGATTATCTCTTATTTCCACCAGAAGGAGAAGATCAAGAAAGTATAGTTGCTAATATTGCAAAATTACAAAATAATCCCAACGAAGCTTATAGGGGTATATCTTCTGCAGAATATAAAAATTTAATTAAAAATGGTTTTGTAGTATCTCGAGGTGTTGGTAATACACGTAAAGGTATAACCGGTTCATACGTTTCAAATGATATTCAATTAGCAGGTAGGTTTGCGTTTCATGAATACAAAAAAAACGGTAGAGGTTATTTGTTAGTATTAGATAGAGATAAATTACCAGAATTAAATCCTGCAGATGAAGGTAATTATTGGACTGAGAAAATACCTAAAGATGCAGTTCTTAAATTTATTAACTTGCAAGATCTGGCTAGATAGTATATAATTATATAATGCCTAGTGCCGCGAAGCAAAAAGGGAACAGTTGGGAGCGTGATGTTGCTAAAGATTTAAGTGAAACGTTTAATGAAAATTTTATTAGAGTTCCAAATTCCGGAGCCTATACTGGAGGCGCTAATTTTCACCGACTTGATCGACTAACGGAAGATCAAAAGCGTATGATGGATGGAGATATTATGGTACCTCCGTGCATGTCTTCTTTTAAGATTGAGTGTAAAAGCTATAAAACATTTGACTATCATAAATGCTTTACAGACAATAAAACCTTAAACAAATGGATTCAACAAGCTGAAAGCGAAGATAATTGGTTTTTAGTTATTAAAGTAACTCGAAAAGGTAGTTATATACTATTTCCTACAAAGCTGTCCTATTATTTCCGATTTAAAAATCACTTGCGGTATAATGACAAATATATTATAACTAGTTATACAGACTTTTGGAAGAATAATGCAAATGGAATTAGAAAGCTTAACGAAGCACAAAAACTTAAGTTATAGAGTACCTGATTCATTTTTTAAGGCAGTAAACTTTACACCTGTATTACAGTTTGTACATAATCAATCGAT